AGCGGTGTTTCTTTTCTTATTATATTTCATTTTTATCATCTCGTTTTTCCATTCCCTCTATAAGATGCTGGACATCTTCGGAATGCTCTAAAAAGCTATCCTCCATTAAATAATTAGTCTCTTCTTCCTCAACCATCCCCTCAAAAAGTGAGCCCATCAGTTCAGAGGGCTTTGGAACCCCTATTTTGGACCGATAAGTGCTACCAATGGCGTATTCTGGCTTGGCTGTAGATTTCATCCCCATCCGCACTGCCTTGCGGCGACCGTCTTTCTTGGGTCGATACATTTTGCCCTTAGAGGCTTCAGTGGTTGTGAGTGTATTCCCGCTATCATCGCGCTTTCCCGGGGCTACCTTGAGAATGTCTTCCTCTGCTTCAACTTCCGTTTCTGCGGGAGCTTCCAAAGCGGGAAGTTCTTGGCCACCAAGTTCAGGCGTCACTGGGAGTTCTTCTGTTCCAAAGCCACTCAAATCGCCGCCCCCCGCGGTCATTTCAGTAGTGGCATCCGCTGCCGATGCGGCAGCGTCAAGAAGGCTAGCAAACTTCCGATCAAAGAACATTTCTCGCTGGTTGCGGAGGAACTCTTCGGAGGAAATGTTGAAAATGTTCTCCGCGATGTATCGCTTGGAGAAATAGCCTTCGGTAGCAGCGGAGGCAACCTCAAACTGGGTTTTCATCATTTCTAGATCTTGTAATTCAGCAATACGAGAAGGATTATTCAGTTTAAGGCTGAACGATGTCAGATCAGACTTCCTGAAACCTAATGTATAAAGATGAACAATACCGATCTTTGTAAGCTCTGATACGGCTGCTTTTTGTAGTCGTTGGATAGTTCGTGCAAAGCGAATGTCCTTTTGGGATAGTGAAGTGCGATCTTCTACTGTTTCACCAGAAGTCAAATAGGCTTGCGGAATCTTAATCGCAGTGAACATTTTATCCCGAAGATATTTTACGTCTTCGATCTGCGAAGTAAACTGGCCGCCGGCGAGAGTATCGATCTTGGTGCCTTGTGTGCCGCCTCGAACGGGAATATAATAATCTTCCTCAACAGACATAGGATTATAACGCAAGTCAACGCGTCCGGAATCAGAATCTACCAGTTGATTTCTTTTGAGGGTGGTCATGACTTGTTGCATATATGTCTCGACATCTTGTGGGGCAACTGCACCTACATCAACATAAAACACCCTTCTTTCTGGAGTTCGAACAATACGATAAGACATCATCGCGTCTTCTACTAATGTTAGTTGTCTCCAAATACGACGGGCTCCGTCCAGAACAGAAGTTCCGTAGGGGGCAAACTTATCATTACCCAGAACTCTAAAGTGCCCTATCTGCCAGTCCTCGAAAGTTAGGCCGGCACTATTCCACTGGTATTGGATATAATTAGGATTGTTCTCATCCTGGCCTTCGAGTCTCTCTAACTCGTTTAAGGGTATCGCAACAACATTCTGAATTCCGATCGATTCATCGATGTCCAGATAGAGAAAAAAGTCCCCGTATTTACACATCGTACGGCACCATCCGTAGAGATTTAGTTCTACATTTAGGATATCAAAGAATAATATCTCTAATGCGGTCTTTATTTCCTGGTTTGTGCAGTCTACAGTAAGAATGCGACGAACATCAGTACTTGTAGTCATCTCATCAGCATATATATCCAGCGCTGAATTAAGTTCCGGCATATATTCCATCTGTTCGAAGTCCAAATACCGCTCATTGCGGTTTTGGTTGAGCATAAAGTCGCCATAAAACGAATAATTCTTTTCGTATTCTGACTTCTTGAACTCTTTTCCGGTTGCAGAAGTCCAGTTGAACTTATCTAACGCCTTTCTTCGATATCTACGGACTTGTTGGTGTCTATAATCGACTATGGGGCCGGAAAATAGCCTTGTTAACGCTTTGTAAAGCGGGTTTTCGGCGTTTCTTGGGTTCTCGCCGGTTCTTTTTGGGATTATTGTCTTCTTATAAGCCATTTATTAGCCTCTGTATAGCCACATATATTCTTGTTGTATTTTCTGTGCTTCTGTTGCTTGATTATCTTTTCTAGTCTGTCTGTAACCAACCATTCCTGGTATTGCTGAACTGAATGTGCGATTACTTGTCTTGATCGCGTTCAACATGCTTTCTGATTTCTCGCGGTTGTAGGCACTCTCCTCAAAGACTGTATCCCTAATCCAGCAAGCGATTGCAAAGGACATAACGAGGTCATCGTGCTTCGATCGCATCGCCTGTGGGCGACCATTTTTCCAGATAAATGTTTTGAACTCATTAAATAGTCTTTTAGACTTAATAGTAACTAGTTTGTTTCTTATCATTTCCTCCATCTTAGTTATGATAAGAGGACGTGACTTTTGTGAAGTAGCGAAACCAGCAGTTGATCCTACTATACTTTCTGCTAGAACTGCTTGTATGTATTGATCATTTTTAGAATAATAGAGATTATTATACTGCAGTTCTTTCAACTTGTCAAGCGCCATAAAGCCAATATTGTTATTTTCTACAACAACCAAACAACTACCGTAGCGATTTCCTGTTTGATGAACAAGATTAGCATACATATCTATTGTTAATTTTCCTTGATATTCCGCTGCTATTTCATTTGTTGTAATATTCCAAACGTGAAATGCGGAATGGTCCTCGCCGTCGCCTCTCGCGACGTCCACACTCATAAAGTATTTGCTAGTGGGATCATATTCTTCCCAGATCCAAAGATTTCTATCAAAAGCGTCGCGATAAAGTGGCTCCTCCATGGTGGAGTGAACCCATTCTAAATCTTGTGGATCAATAACAGTTTCACCAGAAGCCAAGAAAGAACATCCCAACTCCTGTGCGATCTCTTTTGGAGACATGTTTCTTGTCTCTTTCTCAAACCACTCCTCATCGCGGTCTGGATGCTCATCCCAAATTAGTTTTGTGGGATGGAAATCATTTTTATCGTCGTCGGCATCAACATACATACGATAAAACCAGTTGCCGACCCCATTCGGCGTTGATAAAGCAATACACCGACCGCCTGTGGAGAGTGTAGGGTAAAGACCTTTCCATAATTCGTCCAAACCTTCAACGTGGGCGGCCTCATCGACCACCAGAAGGGACAGAGCTTCCGAACGGCCGGCATCGCCCGACTTTGAAGATGCTTTTATTTGTGAGCCGTTTGATAGCTCAAACGAGTTCCTATTATCTATTGATATATCTGCTATCTGGAGCCAAGAAGGTAAGTTCTTGATCATAAACTTAACTTTCTTTACCAAGTTACCAGCAGTAGATAGTTTTGTGGCGATAACGAGAATGTTTTTTTCTCGATGAAACAAAATAAGCCACGCGGCGTATGCTCCGGTGACTGTTGAGATTCCTAACTGACGAGCTTTTAGGATTATGTTGAAGCGATAGTCAACAAAGTCTCTTAAAAGATCTTTTTGGAAAGGATATGTATGAAACGGAATAGGACCCTGTTCAGGGTGAGAGATGCGGACATAGTTCTCGATAAAGTAATTCGGGTCTTTACCGCACTTGATAATCTCTTTTACAGTTTGCTCTCTGCTAAGCACACCTTCTATCGCTCCGTACGGGCTTTCGCGAATCTGCGATAGGTCTCCATTAGGCGATCTTGAGCGGGTATCGGTGGATCTTCATCAACACCCTTCATACCGCTTATCTTGTACTTTTTGAGAGCAGTTGCAAAAACACGGACATTCGAAGTCGACTGAACAAGAACGTCTATTTCACCTTCTTCTTTTAGTGAGACGCGTTTTCCGAGTATATTAGAGGCAGACTTTGAAAGGTATTTAGTAATATCGGCCATAACTCTTTCCATCTCCTCCTCAAAGCCACCAGCATATACTTCGCGAAGTTTAATATCAGTTTGGTAAGTGATAGTCATTATAGGTCCCGCAAAACGAACCTTGAACCCGTCGATGTGACGGCTGTCGTATACAGGGTGTCCTTCTTCTCGGCGCAAGCCGATCTTGTGAGTCTCGCCATTTGCATCGATGGCTCCGTCGTAACAATATGCGGCTGCTTGTGCTAATGCTTGAACTGGTGTCATTATAGTTCCTCTTTTAATACTTGCGCGATGGCTTCTTCAATAGCTTGAATTGCCGGTGTCGACATGGAATCTAAACTCAGATCATCGTAATGTCCCCGCATTGTTGGCCTTGCTGAAGCCTTACCCGGGCTGGTTTCGCCGCGGCCCGTCATTAGATAATGCTTGACTTGCTTTACGATCTTACTAATAAAATCCTGGTCTCCTAAAAGGCGTTCAGGAGAGATCTCCAAGGCGTTATTGAGCGCATCGTTAGCTAATTTCTGCGCGGTGTCGGCATCTTTCGCGCTGGCTTCCTTGTCCATTAGTGCGGCTGAGGCTAGGGCTTGATCATACGCTTTGGCGCCCTGGCCACTGAGACCTACTTCCTTTCCGCTTTTTTCTAGCTCATCCGCAGCTCTCTCAGCAGTATCGTCCGCGGTGGGAGTGCCGCCCCGGGGGCCTCGGGAAGACTGGGCACGGCGGCCGAAGGCGCCTCTCCCTATATTTCCAAAAAGCCCCTCATCAACCTTCTCCTCTTCCGAGAGAGTGTCAAATCTTGCGATTTCTTCTGCTATGATTTGCTTAAGTCGTGTTTTCTTTATCTGCATTTGGTCTCCATCCTTTCTTCCAGCGCGCTTCTCTATCTTCTACATACTTAATGAAGCACCTATAACAACAATCCCATTTCTTGTCGTAAACTTCATCTTTTAGGGTGCGGATTTGAGAATCGCAAGTCTTACAGTAAGTTTTGCTTTCTTTACTAAGTAGTCGTTTGGTGATAAAAAAGTCGCCCTGATCTATCTTCTCTTCGGAATGATTATTTTGAAGTTTCTCGGCAAGTTGTTGCGTTTGCTTCTTGTAGTCCAGCTCTTTCTCGTCAGTCCAAGTAGATTGTGGAGTTTGGATTGCGTCATTACCCCACCGCTCCTTTACCGCTTTCTCAAGTTTTGCTATCTCATTTAGTTTCTCTTTATCAAGTGGTAGCATTATAAAATTTTTGTTTGGATATTTTTACTATATCCTCTATGTCTGGCGTAAGTTCCAGATCTTTCAGGTCTTCTTCGGTAAACCACTTATGGTCTTGGTGCTCATCTGGGTTGGTTTTTATTTCTCCCGAAAACTTATTTGTTGTAAAAAAACTTATACGATCTTTTACTTCATAAAGATAAATAAGATCTTGGGGTTTTATGTCCAAGTTTGACTCTTCTTTAGCTTCTCGGCAAGTTCCCATGCGAAGGGCTTCGCCTTCTTCTATGTGGCCGCCGACAAGACCCCACCGATTCGGCATCCAGTAGTCTGTGGGCGCCCTCTGGAGGAGGAGAAAGGTATCAGGATCTTTGAAGATCAACACATTGCCAGAATACTTTGTATCCTTTTTACTTTTTCCCACTGTAATGCGTATCACTTTTGAATGCTTAACATGTCATCATAGGACTTCGTTTTCATTTCTCCCAAATGATCAATGTATCCCTGTTGGCGAAGGATCTTGAATGCGATGTTTTCAGGAGAATAAGCACCCTCTCTTACCAGTCCTGCTTTTCTCATTTTCTTCAACTTCTCAAAAATACGAGTAGAATGTCTGAATGCCTCAACAAACTTCCCCTCGCCGTAAAGGGCATCAACAATCTCTACTTGGTGCATAAGTACTTTCGCTTTCTTTATTGCCGCATCGTAGTCAAAGTCTCCTTCAATCTTTTGTGAGCGGCGGATCCAATCTCCGCTGACCAAAGAATAAATCGGCCTAGACTTGTCATCGTATTGTTCATCAACATCTTCAACATAAATCTCTACCTCGTGTCCTAAAATGGTAATTTGATGTCTATCATTCCAAACCAATCTGCGAGAATTAAAAAGATCCCGCACCAAATCGCCGTCTTCATTAACTTTTTCGAAATCGACAACAATGTGGAGATCAATATCAGAATCAGGATGGTAGTTATAACCTGCGAGAGATCCGGTAAAGTAAATGTCGGCAATCGCCCCAGTAGGGATGTTATGTTGTCTTGCAAATCCATATGCTATTCTTAATAGTTTTCTTTTTATTTCTAGTTTTAGTTTGTCGACGCGTTCCCAGACATCTTCGGATAGGTCATCATGTTGCTTGAAGAAGTCTTTTGATAAGATAGTGTTTCTTATCTTCTCTTTTTTCTCTTCGCGTTCTAAAAGACGGTCTTCTTGTAGTTTGTTCTGTTCTCCAATAGACTCAACAAAAATGTTCCAAGATTCTTTCAACATACTTTTTTACCTTCCTGATAAAGTCACGAGTGTCACGGTCAACACTACGCCTGAAACCAACCCTACGGCGCCGGAAACAAAAGCAGTTCTTATCTTCTGCCTTCTTCCTCTTCTCACAAACATTCTTGCATTAGCGTCCATAAGATCGGTATAGAATGTCTGCTCTGTTTCTAGCTGAGCATTAAGAGCAGCAACGTCTATTTCGTGTTCTTCTTCCGCTAATTCCAAGCGAGAGTTCATGACCGACACTGCTGCTTCACATTCTAGTTGGCAGATCTCCACATTCTCATCACAAGTCGTGATAATCTCTGCGGCTTCTTCTTGTGTGAAACAGATCATGTCCTGCGCCATTGCTACTGTCGGCATAAACATTGCCGATAAGCAGATAACTGCTATTAGTTTATTCATCTTCTTCCTTCTTCACGCGATCGGCTCGGTGGCGTAAACCAAAACGATCTTCAAAGAGACGGGCGAGATCCTCAACGTCCTGGGCAACCAGTTCGTCTTTCCTTTCTTCGGTTTCTCGTTCCAAGTCTTCTAGTTTTTCTTCTGTGGTCTCGTTGATCTCCTCAACTCTTTCTTCATGACTTTCTCGGGCTTCTTCTTTCTTCTCTTCTTTGGCCTCGTTGATCGCGCGTACTTGTCGAATGCGCCTTTCATAGCGCTCCTGCACTCTACGCAAGTTTTTGCGCAGGGAACTGGGATCTCCAACAAACATCAGACCTACCAAAAATACCCCTAAAATAAATGCCACATAGGCATAGTTCTTTTTTAGCCACATTAGAACTTTCGTCATTATTTTCTCAAACGATCTACGGCGTCAATAACAGTTTGACCACCAATGTAAATAGAAGTAACGATAATCCAGTTATCCGCATCTAGGTTTGACGTAAAAGCCAATAAACCTGTCGCGGTTATCCAAGCAAGAAACTTCCTTGAAATAACTTTCTCCATACATCTATCTAATGCACCCTTCTGATCGGGTGTAGCACACTCACAATTTTCACAACTCATAATATCCTCCAGTTGGCTATTATAAATAGTTACACATTTACAAAAGCATACCCATTCTTTTTCTCAATAATAATCTCTGTATCTACAATATCTTTTAGGCCATCAAGGTGGGAAATAAGAAACACTGTATCAAACTGGGTCCTCGTCATTTCCAGGATTTTGATAAAGCCGTCCATGTTTTCTGTATCCAATGCTGTCGCTGGTTCGTCCATAATAAATATATTAGATTTGGGTAATGAAGATACATTCAGTAATGCTAAACGAATAGCAGTAGCAGCAATAGTTTTCTCTGCTCCCGAACCTAACTCAACTGGTCTTGCGTCGTATTTTGGGTGTTTTAGGAAAATGTTTAGTTTATTGCCCTCTTCCTCAAAGTAAATCTGGAAATCTACAACACCTTCCAGGATCTTTTCGATCTCGGCGTTAATTACGGGCAATAACTTCTTTGTTACCTCGTACGGAATACCATTCGGGTGGAAACACCGCATAAGATAAACATAAGTGGAGAACTCTTTTCTTGCTTTCTCCAACTTGGCCTTTTGTTGTCTTGCGTTTTTCAGTCGCTCTTCAGCGGCGGCTTCTTTTTTGAGACTTGTTAACAATGTATCTGTACAAGAGTCAATAGTTCTTTTTAGTTCAGAAGCTTCTGTATTTGTTTCTTTTAGTTTGCTCTTCACAACCTCAATAACTTTGATCTGTGCCTCAAACTCCTTGTAGATCTCTTTTTTCTTATTGAGAACCTCAACCATTTCTTTATTATGGATAATAGCATTCTCAACCATTTGTAATGAAGACTTGTTTGTGGAAATAGTACTCTCTAGCTGCTGACGATCTTGTAAAACGATGTCAAAGTCAGCGAGAAGTTTATTTGCCTCCTCAATGCTTAATGCTTTTATTTGTTGTCTTACATTATCTTCATTACCTTTGAGGATGCGAATAGCCTGATCTACAACGTCATAAGACTCCATTGCTGAATGTGCGTCTTTGATAAACCGACATTGAGCATACTCTTCTCCACAAGGGACAGACTCTAAAAGCGCTTTCTTTGCTTGTATTTGCTCCCGCTCACTTTCTTTTTCCCGGATGCGAGAAGCGAGAACATTTAGATCGTCGGCTTTCTGGAGATAGATCTCTCTCTTTTCACGGAGGGTATCGGCATCAAAGTCTTGGATAAAGTCGTCATACTCGCTTATCTTATTCTCGGCATTGGAAATGCTCTCGTGTAGGGCTATTAGTTTATTTTGACTATTTCCAGCCTCGTTTTCATGAAGTAAAAGTCGTTCCTCTACTTCTGTAATGTTTATATCTATCTCATTTCCAGAAGAAATCTGGAACTCGTAGTCTGCTTTTTGCTGGTTTAGTTTTTCCAGTTGTTTTTTCAGTCCTTCGCAAGTATGCTGTGCCTCGCGGGCATTACTTTTTGCGCTGGCAACATTCTTGTTCTCCTTCTCGATCAGTTGATCGTAGTTGGTTCCCTCCAAGTTCTTGATCTGAGCCTTTTTCAGTTGGGAAATCTCTTTGGCTTTCCTAAACTTCTGATCCAATACCTCCAAATCCAAGAACTTTGCTAGGATCTCTTTTCGTTTGGTGGTTCCTTCGTTGATGAAGTTCAGAGAGTTCATTTGAGACATCATAGAAGTCATTAGGAAGTCATCTAATGAACCGAGATACTTACGAATGTTTGCGTCGGTCTCATTTCTGGTGGTGCCATTTAGGGAAGTTGTTTCTCCTGTGGCTTCGTCATGTACCGAAAAGTCAAGTTCCGTCTTTGCTTCTACCGACTCAATGCCGCGAAGACGTTTTGTATACTTCTTACTGAAACGGCTGATAGTGTAAGTCCTCCCACCGATAGTGAAACTAACGTCCCCGGAGCCATAGTCCTTATTTTGGTTGATGAGATCTACATTTTTTCTGACGTTCTTGGAAGAACTATTGAAGACTGTGTATAATAAACTGTCAATAATAGAGGACTTTCCTGAGTAGTTCTTACCAAAGATACCAACAATACCCGAAAAGTTCTGGAAGTCAACTTTATTTTCGGAAGCATAGTTGAATAGGTTATCCCAGTTCAATGTAGACAAATTCCATTCAATATTTCTTTTTGTCTCGTCATCCTCACTCAAAAGGGTGATAATGTGTTCGTTTAGATCATAAACTTTTTGTAATTGCTCTTCGGATAACTCGAATTCGTCTAGATACTCCTTCATTAATTTTTGCTGAACTCCAATGTCCCGCAAGTTCATCCTTTCACCATGAGCAGAAGGAGAAGAGCCTCTTTTCGTTGAATATTTGTTCAGAAACGCAATAGATTCAGGTTTAAATTTCACACGAGCGTTGTCTGCGGCCCTTTTTAGCGTAGCAATGGGCAAGTTATGCTCGGAAATGAGCCGCATTCGGGCGCCTTGTGGTACCCAGCGCGACGATCCCTTCGGAAGTTTGCCTGTTTTCGTGAGATAAAGAGAAATAAAAGGTTTTGGGTTCTCTAAAACAATGTGTTGAGAAGAAAAGGTGTTTTTATCCTCAATGTCCCATAAAACATAGCCTTTATCGTTGCTCTCGCCAAAGTTCTGCTGAATAGTGGACCCAGGATACAGAGCACGGCCGTCATGATCCAACTTTTGGTAGGTTTTATGAATGTCCCCGAGAAAAGCGAAGTCAAAGTGCTGAAACTGGGCCATTGTTGTCTCGCCTTC